CCCTCACCCTCCACACACTCTGGAGAATGTTGTATAAGGTCATTAGCGATGAAACCAAGTGTTTCATCTGACTGCGGCATGATTCCCCTTTCTTTATACTTGAATTTTGCAACCTTCCATTTAGCGACCTGTGAATAAACAGCCTCGCTGTCATCAACGTATACAATGTCCTGCTTCAGTCCTTTATCTGAATTAATAGCAAACAGCGTTACACCACCAATGCGCGTTGAATCCACCCACGCCTCCAGCTGTGATTGCGAATTCCAGAAAAGATTGAATTTGTTGCTCCCAAAACCACCGGTAACACCTTGCCGACATGCTATTCCTGAAAAGAAAACGGTATTTGTAGAGCCAAGGCCAAGGTTTTTACGTGCAGCGTCCTTGTCTGGTAAATCGAGAAGATTATTGCTCTTGAACACCGCACCCGACACCGTATTAGCAACGGCATTTAAATCACTTTGATTGGCTTTTTTGTTCAGTTCTGTTTTGTCAGCCTTGAGATTAAGTGCAGATGTAAAGCTATTCCAGGCCGGGCCGGTGTAAGTGCTGCCGTCAGGCAACGTCACCGTGATGTTTCCGGTGCCGCTGAATACCTGTTGCCAGTTGTTTTTATCGAGGTTCAGCCCGCGTAGCGCTTTCGCCGTCTCTGCGGCAAGCTGAGCGGTAATGGTGTTCATCGCGTCGCGCGGAACGGCATACCATGCTGCGCCTGCCTGCGTTGGGCCGTCATAGGCTTTAATCAGCGTCGCCTGGGTGGCGCTATCAACAGTTTTCACCGGTAACGTATAAGTGACGCCGCCGACGACGCTCACGATGAAATCACCGGCTTTCAGCTCGGTATTGAACGCCGTCCCCGTACCTTTCACTACGGCGGAATTATTCGTTAGGGTAAGAGTGCCTGCGGGCATAGTGCTCTCCTGAATTTAGGCAAAAAAAACCGGCGGCAAGCCGGGTTGTTAAAGGTCTTTAGGTGTTAGAAATATTTGTCCGAGTCCAAAATTACCATTCGGTGATTCAGCGTCATTGTTCTCCCTATGAGGTTTTTACCGTCACCAAACTTTGCGCCTTTTCTCCCATAAACTCTGCCACCTTGCATGCCTACGCCGAGATAGAAAAGATAAGTCCAGTTAGCTGTCCCCTCACCCAGAAAACCATAATTCAACACCGGAACCATCGGGCGGGATAATCCCGTCTCAATAGAACCCGTTCCATTCATTATTTGATAAGAGCTATATGAAACTGGCGTGTAACCCGTAGTAAAAACCAAGTCCCCAAAGTTATTCCAGATAGCAATTCCATAATCAGGCATCTGCAAATCGGGTACAGTTGCCACAACACATATTCGCATCGTGGCACTAATGCCGTCACTTGTAGCGCCGTGACCGTTATTAATAATTCGCCAGCCACGTATGGCATCAGTATACAGGCCATCCCCATCAGGCATAATGGTTAACTCATCGTTAGCATTGAACCAGCTAACATAGATTACAGAGTTTTCACGTCCTTGAACCCAGTCAGGTATACGCCAATATCCAGTAAAGTTAATTTCTTCCATATGTGTAATATATGAAATCTGTGATTTACCCAATGTTGCAAACTGAACTGAATCTGTCATGAGTATACCGTATTCCGGCGGGTCACTCGCAGGCAACGTTTCGAATACCTTTCCTCGAAATGAAAGATTAGTTGCACCACCTCTGTAACTGTCAGACCACGTCTTGATACCGTCATTTTCCCTGACATATCCGGTGAGGTTACTTATGTTAGGTATTTCATAATAATACCGTTCCATCGGAACTAAAAAAATGTCGCTGCCTGGTGAAATTCCCGGCAATGGCGTCCATGCGTTACCATCGCGAAGGTTTACATTAATTGGGCCATCATAAACCTGCCTGACCATGCGCAGCCCGGAGTTAAACTCAATCATTTTACCGTTTTGCGCCCGGGTCAGAATGCCGTACTCTTCCGCCATAACTGTTACCTCAGTTTACCGATTCGCAATACCAGCTGATTAGAGCTGTTGTAATAATCGTCACGGATGTTCGTCATCACTCGGCGTCCCTGACCAGGGCTGTTTCCGTTCATTTCAAACTCGCCATTTCTGAAGTTAATACTCAACCCCTGCTGGCCCGGCTGATAGTTATCAGATGACAGACGATCTGATAGTTTCGCCGTCCCAATTGAGGCATCCGCAATTTTTGCTGACGTGATTGAAGCATTTCGAATAAACGCATCGCTGATAAACACCTGGCCGTTAACCACAGCGAACGGTGAATATTGCGTATCGCCGCTGCCGCTCATTAGCACAAACTGATTGGCGTTGAATCCGATACGGGTAATGACGGGTTTGCCGGTTTCCGCCAGCACGGCGATCGACATGCCCGCGTTGTAGAACACGCCGTTAACCCTCACACCGGCTTTCAGTGTGTGGATTGCCGTTGCGCCGTCGGCATCGACTGTTGCCGTCAGCTTGTCCTCCAGTACCGCTGTCACGTCGTCAATCTGGGCCTGCACCTGCGTAGACAGTTCGGCCAGGGCGTGATCGACTTCCGCTATCGTGGTTTTCACGATGAGGATGTCGGCACGCACTTCACCATACTGCGCCCACTGGTGCTCAACCGTCGCGTTGTTGGCAAGCGCGTTCTGGATGATGGCCTCAATGTTTGTGTCAATGTCGCCAGTGAGGCGGTCGCCGTCTTTGTCGGTCAGAAACCCATCGCCGATACTCTCCAGGTAGTCACCGGCATTTGCGTTGGATTGCCCCTTAATCCAACCTGTCCAGTCGCCCTGATTGCCGGTACGGTCTTGCAACCGCGCGCGGAACCAGAATTCCTGCCCCGCCTTCAACCCGGTCATGGTGTGCGTGTGCAGCGGGTACGGGATATCGGCCAGCAACATCGCATTATTCCCGGCGGCGTTATCTGCATACTGAATTTCGGTTTTCAGTGTGTCCTCGGCCCCGTCTGGGAATCCCCAATCGAGCTGGATGCCCCATAACAAAGGCGATGCCTTGAAGCCAACCGGCACCGGCGGCTTGCCTTCTTTCCCCTTCAGGTAGGTTTCCATCGACGTCGCCCAGACGGACGATATATCGCTGGCGTTGATAGCCCGCACGCGCACCAGGTAGCGCCCAGCGTAAATGCCTGGCACCTCGAATCCCAACGCAGATGTGCGCGGCACCGATACCCAGTTACCATTATCTTTCCGCCATTCCGCCTCATAGGCAATCGCATTATCCACTGCCCCCCAGGCGGCGCGCAGGGTGGTAATCGCGATACCCTGGCTCACCGAGGAGTAGCTGTCGATGGTGATGTTTTTCGGCGGGGCTTGCACGCCAGGAGGAATAATCGATATCGGGCGATCGTCGATGCGCGCGCCGGTATCGATGCGGGCGTACTTGTTCGGGTCATGCTCGGTAGCATTAATCGTAAAGGTGTTATCGCCATTATCGGCAATACCCACCACACGGTAGAGCTGAACAGCCAGATCATCAGCGTCGATAGACCAGGCAGACTCCGGCACGGGTATCTCGCTATAGGCCGTGGTAACGGTCACCACTCGATCATTCACCGCCTGCACGGTGCGAGCCTGTGCTTTGCCTGAAGGCAGGTTTACGATCAGGCGGTCGCCAACTTTAGCACCCGGCTTTCTGTCCAGTGTTAACTTGCGACCGTCCACCGCACTGATACGCCCACCGATCACCCGACCGGCAACCATCTGATCGGCCACGCCGACGATATGCCCCGGCATGGGGATCATGCCATCGAGGCCAACAGAGAAAGTAACCGTGCGGTCTTTGCTGTTGGTCAGCAATGCCCAGCGGCCCCGGCGGTTTGCCTCGCTCTGGCGGGTACATCCGATAGCCGTCAGCTCGGTTTGGTTCACGTCGTAGCGGCGTACCAGGTCGCTATCAAATACAGCCTCTATCGCATCGGCGTAGTGGTTCGCCGGATCAGACCAACTGACCATCGCGGTGCTGTATCGGGTGCGTTCGCTGGCCGACGAGTAGGTAAACTTGCCGTCGATAACGTTGGCACGGGTATAGGTGAAGTCCATATCGCGCGGCATATCCGCCAGGGCGACCATTTGGTTTTGTCCCCAATAGGTCATGCCACGGAAGATACCGGCCAGATCGCTTAGCACCGTCCAGGCATCCTCGCGGGATTGAATGTAAACGTTGCAGGTAAAGCGTGGCTCCATGCCATCACCGCCGCGACCATCTGGCACCGGCTGATCGCAATACTGTGCGATGCGGTACAGTTCAGTCTCGGATACCTGGGTTGAGTCGATGCGATCACCCAGGCCAAAGCGCTCAGCCAAGAGAATGTCGTAGAACACCCAGGCCGGATTATCGCTGTAGGCCCACTTAAAGCCCCCTGTCCAGACGCCGGTATAGCTGCGCGTTTCCGGGTCATAGTTGTCAGGCACGCGGATCACTCGCCCACGCGGCGCGCAACTGATCTTCGGGATGTTCGGAAACTGTTTGGAATCGAACTCAACGTACAACAGCGCAGTGTTCGGATAACGCAATTTGGCATCGATAATTTCGGTCAACGCCTCGATGTTCATACGATCGGCGATCCGGGCGCTGTTAGCGTTAGGCGTCAACCGGCGAACGCGCACCTGCCAGCCCGTGGTGGCCTTAGGTAAGTTGATGCGGTGAGAACGTTCATAAAGCGAGGTGGTTTTGTCGTCGATTGCTGCCGTTAACATTTCCTGATAGCTGCCGCCATCAGTGGCCACATCAACGGCGTATTCGATGCGGTAGCCGTTAACGTCGCCGTTGTCCTCTTGCTTTTGCAGCATCGGCCAGCCAAAGCGCAGACGCACAGCGGAAAGCTGCAGGTTCGATACTGACCGCACCCACGGCGTGCCGCTTTTTAGTTCTGTGCCGACGGTGATCTCGTTTTCGACAGCAGGAATACCCTGGATATAGTCCTGTACCTGCGTACCTGGGCGAAACTCCCAGCGGAAGCCGGGGAAATTTTCAGAGCCATCGGCATTAAGTGCGGGGGTGCCGTCAGCAAAAATGTTTGTGCCATCCAGCCCACCAGCAAACTCTCCCTCTCCCAGGGCAAATAACATCTTCGCTCTGGCGATCGATTGAATGCTGTCCGGCGATTCTACCGGCGTGTGGC